GGAAATTGTAAGCACAAAATCAAACACATCATGAACAAGAAACTACTTCCGGTAATCAAAGATTGCCTCAAATCATCACGCCAGAATATCAACCCAAATTTGAGAATTTTAGGATGACAAATGAAACGTTCAGGTATAAAATCAATTCTTTCCCACCAACAGCAAATGTGGTTGGCAGCTAGAATACTAGATGTAGTGGCTTGTTCATAAGCTCTTTGAAGGTTTTCAGCCTTCTGGTGGAACCACCCAAGCTTGACTCCGGAGTAATAATCCCATTGTCCTGCATGTGGTTCCAAAATAGGGGTTTTGTCTAATACCGGTGCGCAATCACAGTAACACATTTTACAAACTTCACATGGTGCAGGTACCTCTTCTTGATTAGAGAGATACTGTCCTTGTTGAGTAAAGTGTTCCTTAGATGTAACTTGCACCCACCTCAAATACTCTTTTACAGAAACATCAGTCATAATGCGACCCTCAAAAATAACAGGGGTCATGGCTTCCATGCTTACATGTCTCTTATTCTGAGCAGTGTAGCGACGTACAGTCAATTTCCAAACATCAGGACAAGCAGTTTGACCGAATTTCTCGATAATCTTTTGGGAGTCGAGAATTCCAGCCTCACAAAACTCTTCCTTCGGAATAACTTTTACGTGATACATACGTCGAAGAACAGATTCAGGTTCATTAGAATATTTCGCGGCGTTCAAGTGTTCAATATTGGTAGACACCATACAAAAGTAAGGATTCAAAGAAACCTTTCCTTTTAGAAAAACATCTGCCATGGGAGCCAGATATTTAATATTGTTAATCACTTGAATCAAGCGGTAAGCCGGCGAAAAATCCATAAAGTCTTCTTTGGTATTAGCAAAGTCATCAAAAATAATGGCATTGATGTGAGAACGCACAGATGAAGCAAACTTGTCATTGTCTGCCCATGTGGCAATTCGATCTTTCTCAGCACTCAAACCATTGTAGATGAGTCCAGCATTTACAGTCAAATTTGTCAAGGAACTTTTTCCACAACCGGATTGTCCAAATAAACTGACGGCAAAAGGGGCGATCCTAAGACCACCACGTGTTCGCAATTGTACAAATTCAGTGAGATTGTCTCTGAGTCTGTCCATTCGATCTGAAACATACTTCCTTTCGAAAGTTTGTGATCGTTTGATAAAACTCAAGAGATTATCTCCCAATTCAATTGCTTTGTTGAGGCGATTTTCGTATTCATTGTCATCAATATCAGTGTACTCTCTCAAGTTCCCGGCAAGGGCATAACCATGCCAAGATCTGATTTCGTTATACTGACGATCAAACTCAGAGACCTTGTCATCTTC